GTTCACGTTTGTCTGATGCATCAATTGATTCAACATTTGGCTCCGTTATACTAATTACACAACGAGCAGGAAATCCATTTACACAGTTGTTTTCAGAAATTTTTCTCAAGTATTCATTTCTTGTTTTAGACACAAAAAATTTCATTGGATGGATTACAAAACCCATATGTTTATATGTATAATATATTAAATATACAGAACATGGATCCAATTCAATTTCTACATCATCATCATCACCCTGCTCATTAAAATCAACTATTTTACCAAGTCCCAATTTTTCAATAAAATGCATATTTATAAATAATTCAGCATGATTAATAATTGTACCCAATAATGCTGTATATTTCCATCCAGACATTAATCCATTTTCTATTGTTTCAAATTTTCCATCAACTTTACAGTATTGTGTTTTGAAAAGATGTTTTATTTTCGGAATTACCCAGTTATAACTAGAATCATCCATACCGCAATCTCTTAACAGACTAAATAACATATCACAAGCTATTTCTATCATATCATTATCTACATAGTGATCAAAAGCGCTTTGATCAATTGGCATTTTATATGTATTACGTTCAGAACTGTTAGCAAAATTAATCCAAAACTCAATCCGTCGGTTGATTGCATAAAATAATGTTGAATTATCATATGTTGATAACGTTTGCATCAAAAAACTATCGACATAACTACATATCATATAAAATTCAAAATCACTAGCCATTACTAATCTACTTTTACCCTTTGAAAATTTTGTTACTACTTTAACATCAACATAATTTTTTTGAGAAATATGATAATACAAATCAACAGGATCATTCATTATACCAGTACTCCATTTTGTTTGTTTTATACTCATTAATTTGTCGTCATCTAACATAACACGTATATTCTGTTTCATACTTGTAGATCCAGATAAACCCCATGCACTAATATCTTTTATAAAATCCAGAAAAGTTTTATAACTATTATTTTTTACTCTGAGTTCTAATCTATTTTTAAAGTCATTACATCCCATTGTAAAATATTTTAAGAACAATATTCTTTGATCCATAATAGTATGTTCGTGTTGATTTTTTATCCAATCCATAACATCA